GACTAAACTTTCCGGTATTGAAACTGGAGCTACCGCAGACCAAACTGCATCCGAAATCCTTACTGCGATTAAAACGGTGGACGGTTCTGGTTCTGGCCTTGATGCTGATCTGTTGGACGGAAACGAAGCTAGCGCATTCGCAACGTCAGCGCAAGGTTCCACAGCAGATTCTGCATTACAAAACGTATCCGAAGACACTACTCCTCAATTAGGTGGTGACCTAGATCTTAATAGTAATGACGTTACTGGCACTGGTAATATAAACATTACTGGTACTTTGCAAACCAGTAGCAATGCGATTATTGGCGGTGACTTAACAGTCAGCGGAACCACCACTACTGTTAACACTGAGACAATCAATCTTGCTGATAATAATATTCTTCTTAATAGCAATTTAGATTCTTCTACAGCCCCTTCTCAAAACGGTGGTATTACTATTAATCGTGGTAGTGCTACTGACAAAGTATTTCAGTGGAATGAAACTAATGACTATTGGGAAGTGGATGATGATTTAAATGTTACAGGCACAGTAACTTTTAATGGCGGCACTACATCTGCTGATTTAGCGTTTGGTGATAACGTAAAAGCTAAGTTTGGTGATGACAGCGATCTTCAGATTTATCATGATGGTAGCCACAGTTACATTAAAGAAGTTGGAACTGGAAATCTAAGGTTTGATGCCGACAACTGGTATGTAAGAAATGCGGCAGGAACAGAACTTAAAATAGGCGCTATTAGTAATGGTGCTGTTTCTTTATATTATGATGGGACAGCGAAACTCGCCACCACTTCCACAGGCATTGACGTAACAGGCAACATCAACCAAGAAGTATCTGGCCCAAGTACCAGAGCTTTTAAGATTAATGCTGACTTAGGCGTTCTTGCAGATCGTTTTCTTGAAATATACACACCCGCTACAGACAGCGCAAGTGATGCTTTTAGGTTTAACACCAATAACTCTTACGTATTTCAAACTGATTCAGCCAAAGCTTTAGAAATTGATGCTGTACGAGATATTTCTTTTTATGATTCCACTGGTGCATCTCAAGACTTCTACTGGGACGCATCAACCTCACGGCTAGGCATAGGTACTACGACTCCGTTGGCTGATCTTCATGTAACTAATGCGAGTGGTTCTGAGTTACGTATCGATACTGCGGGCGGCTCTCAGGCAGATAGTGTACTAAATTTTAGAGAAAATACCGTAGATAGAGCCAAATTATATTGGGACGGTGCAGATAACGATCTGTATTTAGAAACAACGATTGGTGATATTGCTTTAATGCCCGCAGGAAACGTAGGCATAGGCACTACGAGTCCTTCACAGCCCTTACATGTTGATGGAAAAGTTTTATTTGAAAGCACACCCGGAACGCAAACAACTCTTGAGTTAAGACCAAATAGCACATTAACGGGCTATCATCCAAATATGGTTTTGCGTAGCCAACAAAACGGAAGTGCTATTTACGGTCTTACTAATGGACAAAACCTTGCTTGGGGTCTTTATGATAACGGTGTGCCTAGTGATCCGTCAGGGTTTGTTAGATTTGTTCCTAGCAATGCAAATGGAAACTATACTCCAAAGGTATATATTGGAGACTCTGGCAGTACGAATCCAGAGTTAAATATCGGCTCAGTTGAAATAGTCGGCAATGGCTCAGTATTAGAAGTTGATGGATCAATTGCTTCTGATGTTTCTATCAATGCTCAGACAGGCACAACGTATACAACAGTCCTAACAGATCGTTCCAAGTTAGTTACACTGGACAATGCTTCCGCTGTCACTGTAACAATACCGCCTAACTCATCTGTGGCGTATCCAACAGGAACTAAGATTGATTTGCTTGCCAAGGGGGCAGGACAGGTCACAGTAGCCGCAGGATCAGGCGTAACAGTGAATTCATCGCAATCATTAAAACTCAGAGCGCAATGGTCAGCGGCAAGTGTAATTAAACTTGCAACAGACACCTGGGTTCTAGTCGGGGATTTACAGGCGATCTGATGTTTTCAATTATAGCGTCACAACTCAAAGTCCCAGACATAGATAAGTTAAATCATATCTACGGTGTCCACATTAGCATCATTGCGCAAACTAGTGAAACCAACGCATCTGGTCTTTACTTCAGGGATGACGGTAAAAAGTTTTATATTGTCGGGTTTACACAAGATACGGTTGCAGAATTTGATTTGTATAACCCGTTTGATCTATCCAATATAACGCTTAAAAATACATTTTCTGTTGCGTCAGAAGAAATCGTTCCGCTTGGGGTTTCCTTCAAAGATGATGGCACAAAGATGTACGTCATCGGAAATAGTAGTGATCGTGTCAGAGAATACGATTTAAGCACTGCATGGGATATATCGACAGCGTTATACAGTCAGGATTTTAATACTAGGTCAATTGACGGAAACCCACAGGATATCTTTTTCAAGCCTGATGGAACTCGATTTTATATAGTAGGTTTGCAAAATGACAATGTGTATGAGTATGCTTTGAGTACAGCATGGGATGTTTCAACAACATCATATACACAAAGCTTTGATATTAGCAGTCAAGAGGGTAGCGGCAAAGGACTTACTTTTAAGCCTGATGGCACAAAGATGTATGTTGTGGGGCAAGAAGGCGATGACGTAAACGAGTATGACCTGAGTACTGCATGGGACATCTCAACTGCGTCTTTTAATGATGTTAGTCCTTCACTGTTTGGTTTTGATGGGCTTTTTGAAAGCATTGTATTTAAGCCTGATGGATCAATCATGTACCTGTTAGGCAGATCAAGAGAAGGGATTACGTCTTTTGATTTATCTACGCCTTGGGACATCACAACCGTTTCCGTGCGCAATCCAAGCAAAGATTATTTAGATGTTTCGTCAGTGCAGGATAACCAACAAGGAATTACATTTAAGCCTGATGGAACTGAAATGTATATTATTGGTGGTCAAAACGATAGAGCGCATCAGTACACATTAAGTACACCGTGGGATATTACAAGCGGCGGCACACCCGAACAAAAAAACTTAGGTACGAATAGCGCATTCCCTACAGATATAACATTTAAACCCGATGGGACAAAGATGTATATACCGGATGGTAATGGTGACGACATTGATGAATATGATCTCAGTACAGCATGGGATATTAAAACAGCGTCTTATTTACAAAGCTTTTCGGTAGCCTCTCAAGACGATGGCCCACAAGCTGTACAGTTTAAACCAGACGGTACAAAAATGTTTGTGGCAGGTCAAAACACCGACTCTATATATGAATATGCGTTAAGTACGGCGTGGGATATTTCTACTGCTTCTTTGACAACATCATTCAGTGTTACGTCTCAAGAGACTACTCCAAAAGCCTTGGCTATAATCGAGTCGGGATTGAAGTTTTATGTTCTAGGCACTTCTAACGATCAACTTCATGAGTATGCAATGAGTACTGCTTGGGATTTATCTACGGCATCGTTTACTAAAACGACTGAAAAAATCAAAACAATCCAACTGAATGACCAAGCGCCACAGGGAATATTTTTAAAACCGGATCAAACCAAGCTGTGGGTAAGTGGGAATAATCGTGACGGTGTTAATGCGTTTAGTATAATTTAAGGACATGGTGTGAATGACATGGCAACAGAAAGCACTAAAACATTAGTAGATGCGGTTAGTGTAGTCACAGTAGTAGGTACGATTGGTGAAGTGTTGCCACCCTTGGCGGCTTTATTTACATTAGTCTGGACATCCATCCGCATCTACGAAACTAAAACAGTACAAAAAGCTCTGGGCAGGAACAAGGAAAGCCCAGATGATAGCTGAACTAGCCGCCGCTAATGCCGCCTTTGGTGTCATCAAGGAGACCATTGCGAATGGGAAAGAAATCTACGAAGCAGGAGAAGCTCTTGCAGATTATTTTGGACTCAAAGCACAGATACAAAAGAAGGCACACGAACATGGCTATAAGTCAGATTTACAAGCCTTCATGGCCGCAGAACAGCTAAAGGAATATGAGGCTACTCTGAAACAAATGATGATCTGGCAGGGGCGAGGAGGTCTTTGGACAGATTGGTTAGCATACCAACAGGAAATGAGACAAAGCCGTGAAGCCGCAGAAAAAGAAGAAAAACTCAAAAAGGCTAAACGTAAAGAGCGCATTGTTAATATATGCCTTGGCGTTACTCTGGGCGCTTGCATTCTCTCAGCCATTGGCATGGTAGGCTACATCTTTTACTGGCTTGCACAGCAGAGGTAATTATGTGGACAGTATTTGGAATAATTACAATCGCAGTACAGCCTGGTGTATTACAGATTATAGACCGGAAAGAATTTGAGAATCCTCAAGACTGCTTTAAGGAAGCAATGGTACTAATGCAAGACGCAGAAGACCCCAGAGGCATGGCGTGTGTGCCGATACCAGAAGATAAAAAAACAGGAGTATGATACATGATTGGCCTAGTCACAGCTATCACGAACTTGGCAGGTACATGGGTCAGTGCCAAGGCGGAGTCAACCAAAGCCACCGCAGAGGCCAAAGCCACCGCACTGAAAACAGCGGCACAGTCCACAGCGGATTGGGAGCGCATCATGGCAGAGTCATCCAAGACAAGTTGGAAGGACGAGTGGCTCACAATAGTATTCAGCATCCCGCTGATCTTAGTCTTTATACCAAGCATGGTAGAACATATTCAAGCGGGATTTACAGCATTGGCAACTTTGCCGATTTGGTATCATGAGATACTCATGGTAATTGTACTAGCCTCCTTTGGTGTCAAAGCCGGTAAAGGAGTTATGGATATGATGGGGAAAAAGTAATGCCATTACCTGCAATAATAGGAGCCGCAGTTTTACGGTCACTACCTACTATAACTAGAGGAATTGTAAAAACAATTCAAGCTAAAGGGCGATCTCAAGCTATTCGTGAACACGGAAAAAAAGCTGTTGAGAGTGCTGAGAAAGCTGTTAGACAAGCTCAACCAATACGAACAGCCGTTGAAAAAACAAAAGAAACTGTTAAGACACAAGGCAGAAAGTTAGTTGGTAAAGGTAATCGAGTTAAGCGTACTAAAACTGGCGAAGCTCAAACCAAACGAAAAACTGGACAGTTTATTAAAAAAGACACTGCTGAACGATATGATCGAATGGGAAGCCGTGTTGCTTCACGTAGAGCTAAGAAAACCGCTGTTGGTACAGCCGTAGTAGGCGGCGGTTCTGCGGCAGTTTCAAAGAAGAAAAAACCTATAAATTATAATGTGGGTGTAACTAAGGGTGGTGTTCCGTTCGATACTGCATTTGCACATTTCCGAAAGAAAGGCGCTAAGACCTTTACTTGGAATGGTACAAAGTATCATACTAAACTTGACTCGGAAATGCCAAAATCAAAAAAGAAAAAGTAGGAGAACATTATGCCATATGGAAAAGGGACATACGGGAGCAAAGTCGGTCGCCCTAAAAAGAAAACCTTTAAGACTTGTGCAGGATGTAAGTCTAAGGCTAAATGTAAAGCCGCCGGTAAATGTATGAAGCGAGGTAAATAATATGCCAAGTAAAAAAGGCGCATACGGAAGTAAAGTAGCAAAGCCAAGGCCAAAAATCAAACAAGGGCGAGGAGCGCCAGGTGCGCAAAAAACCAGACCTACACAGTTTAATAAATTTAAAGACCCTGGAGCAGTTCAACGTGCTATGAAAAAAGAAGCGATTCGCAGAGCAAAGAAAAAGTAATGGCTACTCCAACAAACAAAGCCTTGTACAATCGGGTCAAGGCTGAAGCAAAAAAGAAGTACAAGGTTTGGCCTTCAGCATATGCCTCTGGTTGGTTAACTAAGGAGTACAAGAAACGTGGCGGCAAGTACAAGTAAAAAACCTAAAGGCGGGTTAACCAAATGGTTCAAAGAAGAGTGGACAGACTTAAAGACAGGAAAGCCGTGTGGTCGAAAGAGTGCGAAAGGGAAATCAAAAAGACCTTATCCTTCTTGCAGACCCAAAGCAGTCGCCGCCAAGATGACCAAAGCAGAGAAAGCCTCAAGCACCCGAAGAAAAACTGGCCCCGCAAAAATTAAACACAAAGTTACTGCATCAGGTAGACGGAGAAAATAATGGCTACAAAAAAAGACCCTAGATTAGCCAGAGCAGGTGTATCAGGTTTTAACAAACCTAAGCGTACACCTAATCATCCTAAAAAATCTCATGTTGTAGTAGCGAAGGTTGGAGATAAAGTTAAGACTATTCGTTTTGGTCAACAGGGTGTTCGGGGTGCAGGAAAAAATCCAACCAGTGCAAAAGATAAAGCACGAAAGCGTAGCTATTATGCCCGACATAATGCACAAGACTCAAGCCCAAGTAAATTATCTGCTCGATACTGGAGCCATAAAGTAAAATGGTAAGGGTTGACAAAGTAAACAAAGTATGCTATAATATTAATCTCTTACGTAGGACGTATCAATGACATATATTACCTTAGTAAATAATATTTTAAAACGTTTAAGAGAGCGCACTGTTACTTCTTTGCCTGAGTCAAGCTATGCAGAACTTATTGGTGTTCTTATAAATGATGCCAAATCTGAAATTGAAAACTCTTGGAACTGGAGTGGTCTTAGAAATACTTTGACGTTGACAACATCTTCTGGTATTTTTAACTACGAACTAAATGGTACTGGCAACAACTTTAGTACTATGGATGTTGTGAATGAAAATGGTAATTACTTTATGGAATACCGAACTCAACATCAATTTAATCAGTTTTATTTAAATCAAACTCCTGCATCTGGTAATCCTCGTTATTATAATTTTAATGGAACATCCGCTGATGGTGATACATTAGTTGATGTTTATCCGAAACCAGATAACACCTATACGATTTACTTTAACATTATTCAAAGAACTGCTGATTTAGTAGACAATAATGACACTTTAGCAATTCCTTCTCAGCCTGTTTTGTTGTTAGCTTATGCTAAAGCTGTTGAAGAGCGAGGTGAAGATGGTGGAATATCTGCTTCATCAGCATATGCTACAGCCGCTCGTGTACTAAATGATGCAATTGCTCAAGATTCTCAACGTCATGTTGAAGAACTACAGTGGAACTATTAAATGGCTAAACCGTTACAATCAGCAAGTGTAGCCGCGCCGGGGTTTTTTGGACTCAACACCCAAGAGTCCTCAGTAACTCTTGAAGATGGCTTTGCGCTTGTTGCTGATAATTGTATCATTGACAAGTATGGACGTTTAGGTGCGCGTAAGGGTTGGCGTTATTTAACACAAACTGTGCTTGGTGTTGCTCAAAGTGGACTTGCTAACGCTACAGGTTCGTCGTCTAGTGTTGCTTCTACAGCGCACGGATTAACTACTGGTGATACAATTGTAGTATCAGATGGTACAAGTCCTGAATATAATGGTACATTTACGGTTACGGTTACTGATACTGATACATTTACATATACAATGACAGGAACACCCAGTAATTCCTCCTCTAGTATTACATATAGAAAAGTTTTATCAACAGCCGATTTAACAGGAATGCATCGGTTTATTGATATTACAGGTACTGAAACAATTATCTCATGGTCTGATACTGCTTTTTACGCAGGTGTTGGTACGCTTTCTCAAATTACTGTAACAACAGACAATACGCTAACTACTGGTAACTGGCAGTGTGCTACGCTTAACGACAAAGCATACTTTTTTCAGTCTGGTTACAAGCCAATGGTCTACGATCCAGTAAGCGGAACAATCACAGACATTGAAGATGAACACAATGTTACAGGAACACCTCCGTCTGGCAACACTGTTTTATCTGCTTATGGTCGATTATTTGTAGCGGATACAACTACTGACAAAATGACAGTGTCCTTTTCAGATTTACTTGCAGGACACCATTGGAACTCTGGATCAGCAGGTTCAATAAATTTAGAATCAATTTTAGTTAAAGGCACAGATGAAATTGTAGGGTTAGGTGCGCAAAACGGACAGTTAATTGTTTTCTGTAAACAAAATATTGTTATTTTTGGGGACATAAACGGTAGCTCTACATTTGATCCTGCTAATCTAAGACTTGTTGAAGTCATTAGTCGTGTCGGTTGTGTTGCTCGTGACAGTATTCAAAACACTGGTCTTGATATATTCTTCTTATCTGAAGACGGACTAAGAAGTCTTGGCCGAGTCATTCAAGAAAAGTCGCTTCCAATGCGCGATTTGTCTGCAAATATACGAGATGATATTACTCAGCTTACACGATCAGAAACTAAAATAAATATTAAGTCTATTTACTCAGAAGACAATGCATTTTATTTATTACTCTTTCCTTCGTTTCAACGAATATATTGCTTTGATACTAGAGCGCCGTTACCAAATGGATCGCTTAGGGTAACTATTTGGGATAACCAAACCCAGACTAATATGATAGCGTTACCGAATACATTCTACTTTTCACAAGTTAATGGCATTGCAGACTACTCTACATATCAAGATAATACATCTGTATATCGTATGAAATATTTTACTACGTATTTTGACTTTGGCAGTCCAAGTCAGTTTAAAATTCTCAAGCGTCTTGCAACTACGCTTATTGGCGGCTCTGGTCAAGACTTTGTATTAAAATCTGGTTTTGATTATACAGACAGTTATAGATCGTATCCCGCAGAACTTACCGAAAAAGATGTATCAGAGTATGGAATAGCTGAATACGGTCTTAACAATACTGTTGTAGCAGGATCACAAGGGGCTTCTACAATTACAGTAGAAGGTACGCCAAATGTTCACTACACGGTAGATTTTCAAACAACACAAGATGATACCTATAATGTTCCATTAAAAGTTTGGGAAGATACAGATACGTATTATTACTCGACAAATGATGGAACTCGCACAAGAGTTACATTATACACTCGAAGCGGAGACTACAGCACAGAGTACGAAACAGGTACACTTGTTGAAGTTGTTAGGTCTGCAACGGGCGGTACTGGTAGTGTACTTCAAGTTGGCTTTGAAGCAAATATTAACGGAGCAGAATTGTCTCTTCAAAAACTAGATATATTTATTAAACAAGGTAGGGTCTTCTAATGACTGATTATACTAAACTTACAGACTTTGCTAGTAAAGATACTTTAGCTACTGGCAATGCCGCAAAGATTGTTAAAGGAACAGAGCTTGACGATGAGTTTGAGGCTCTTGAATCTGCTATAGCAACTAAAGCAAACACTAGCTCACCTGTTTTAACAGGAAGCCCTCAAGCAGTTACTGTGTCAGGAAGTGATAATTCTTTAAAAATTGCTACAACAGCAATGGTGCAGTCTGCATTAAACCAAACAGCAATTATCGATACTGCGCAACTTGTTGATGATTCCGTTACAACAGATAAACTTGCAGATGATCTTGATCTTCCCGGCAATCCTACAGCAGATACTCAAGCTACAGATAATAGATCTGAACGTCTAGCTACAACTGATTTTGTACGTGATGCTATTGACGATTATGCTACACTTACATCTAACGCTGTACAGGCAAGTGCGGCTAGCGATTCAATAACGGTTACGTATGGGCCTACAGGAAAAGCTTTTATTATTGGGGCCGCAGGACGTAAAGCAACTTTTGACAGTATGGGTAACGTAACTTTTACATTAAAACGTGGATCAACACCAGTTCGGACAGAACTAGGCTCAACAATGGAATATGATGATCGTGATTCAGATAGTACAATAGTTTTATTATGGACACAAACTGGTAAAACTCCCGGCTCTACTGAAACATGGACTATGCAATCTACTGGTCCAGGTACGCATACTTACACAACTATTGGATACATTGGTTTTTGATAAAAACACCAGTAATTATACAACCTGCATACACTATTTATTTTGAAATGTATGATGGGCTTACTTGGACACACGCTGATGTACACAAATGGACACCAAAGATTGCCAGAGAATTTAAGTACGCGCATAATCTGTTAAGTATTATACATGGTCGACCGTTTTATTGTTTGGTCGATAACTACAAACTAAAAAAATTTGTAACACAACTAGGGTATATTTTTGTTAAAGAAGCGCAATGCGTGGATAATATAAATCGGAGCATCTATAAATGGGTAATATAGTAAGTGGGCTGTTTGGTAAAGGCGGCTCAGGAATAGCGGGACAAGGCATACAAGAGGCGGCTCGTCGTGCTGAGTCTTCTTACTTTAAACCTTATACAGTCACAACAGGTACAGGAACAACGTCCTATGGGGATGGTGGTTTTAATGTGGCATTATCTCCTGAGTATCAACAGTTATTAGGCACATCTTTAGGAGGCGCTCAAGGACTTTTTGACCAGTTTGCCTCGTTTGATCCTTCTGCACGAGCAGGTGAAATCTTTGAAGAGCAATCTGCTTTATTGCAACCTCAATTTCAACAGCAAGCTACACAGTTACAAAATAGATTGTTTGGCGGGGGTCGCTTAGGCTTACGTCTTGCGGGCGAGTCACAAGGCTTAGGCACAGACTCAGGCATGGTTCAGCCAGATGCTCTAGGCCTTGGACAAGCACAACAACAGACCTTGGCAAACTTAGCCGCACAAAGCAGAAACCAAGCATTCGGAGAACAGGCTCAGTTAGGCCAGATGGCAACAGGAGCGTTACAATCCGCATTGGGCATAAGTGGCCTTGAGCAGTCCTTGATGGGTATGGGACTCAACGCAGAACAAGCTCGTGCGGCGGCGGCGTTAGGTGCAGGTAATCTTGCAATCTCTCCATACGCTACAGCGGCTGATATGGCTCAACGTCAGCAAGAAAGCACCGCAGGGTTCTTTGGTTCGCTTGCAGGTGGTATTGGAATGGCCAAAAGCGGAAAAGGAGGGTAAAAACATGGCAAAACCAAGCTCAGTATATTCAATCTTAGGAATGAAAACTCCTGAACAGGTTGCCCAAGAAGAACGTGAAAGAGCATTTGACTATTTTACAGGGCAACGAACAGGGTATCAGCAAGCCGGT